GAGTGGTCGGCTCCGGATAAATGCGAGCTGGACGATCTCGACGGCATTCGTCAGGCGAACCCCTCCATGGGTTACGGGCCGATGACGTATCGGAGTATCGCGGCCGACATCAACGGCATGACCGAAGCCGCGTACCGCACCGAGGTCTTGTGCCAGTGGGTGACGGCCGACATCACGCCGTACATCAACCCGAAGCTGTGGAAGCGCGGCATCGACCCGAAGTCCCGTATCCCCGATGACGGGCGCGTAGTGCTTTCCGTGGACACCAGCGCCGACCGTGAGACCACCTATATCGCCGCCGCCGGCTACCGCGAGGACGGATTGCCGCACGTCGAACTGATTGTGCGCCGCGACGGCATGCTCTGGGTGCCGAAATACCTCAAAATGCTTCGTGAGGCTTGGCCGAACATCCACGAAATCGCCTTGCAGTCCAAGGGCTGCCCGGCCGTGGACTTCGCCGACCCGCTCGCGGAGGCCGGTTGGACGGTGCATCTCATCGAGGGCTTTCGCATGGGAGCCGCAACCGGCCGTTTCCGTGACCGAGTGAAGGAAAACAAACTCCGCCATCTCCCCCAGCCCGCCATCGAACAGCAGGTGAGTGTGGCCGTGTCCCGGCGTCTTGGCGAGGTCGAGGTGTGGGACAGGACGAAATCAGCATTGCAGATTTCCGGATTGGTTGCCGAATCGCAGGCATTGTACGCGCTGGAGACCATGCAGGCTGTGGATGTCGAACCGGCTAAGGCTTCCGCCTATTCGGGGCATGGATTGATGATTCTTTGATTTTTTGAAGCGATTGGAGGTGCCTTATGGGCCTTTGGAGCGCCTTGAGGAACGTTTTCCAGCCGCGCTACAGCATTTCCTTTGATTTGTCTGACCAGATGGCCGTGATTCAGGGTCAGACGGAGGCCGAGCTTTTCAAGACGCAGCCGCATTTGCGTACCGTGATTACTTTTCTGGCGCGGAATGTCGCTCAGGTCGGTTTGAAGGAATTCGAGCGTGTCAGCGACACGGACAGGCAGCGTGTGACCGATGATGTGCTGATAAATCTGCTGAAGCAGCCGAACGGCACGATGACGGGCTATGAGTTGATGCGTCAGCTTGTGGCTGACTTGGCGCTTTACGATAACGCTTACTGGGTTGTCATGCAGACACCTGATCGTGATGCCGACAAGTTCGGTAGCTGGCAGATTCAGCCGATTCCGCCATGCTGGGTGCAGGCGAAGCGTGATGGCAGTGTGTTCCAGCCGGCCTATTATCGCGTTTATCCTAATTTGGGCACGTCATACTATGATGTGCCGGCCGATGACATGCTTGTGTTCCACGGGTGGAACCCTGATGACCCGACGCAGGGCGTTACTCCCGTGAGGGCCTTGAAGGACATTATCAACGAGCAGATTCAGGCATGGTCGTATCGCACTCAGGTGTGGAAGCGCGGCGGCCGTATCGGCAGCGTGCTGGTGCGTCCGAAGGATGCGCCGGAATGGGATGACGCCGACCGTGAGCGTTTCCTGCGCGGTTGGAAGGAATTCACCGACAGGGGAGCGCAGGCCGGTGCCACGCCATTGCTTGAGGATGGCATGGAGTTGAAGCGTTTGGGCTTCAATGCTCGCGAGGAGGAATTCAGCGAGGTCACGAAGCTTTCGCTGTCCACCGTCGCAAGCGTCTACCACGTCTCGCCGGTCATGGTCGGCATCCTTGATAACGCGAATTTCTCGAATACCAAGGAATTCCGCAAGATGCTGTATTCCGAGACGCTTGGTCCGACCATGCGCATGATCGAGGACAGGATAAACACTTTCCTCGCTCCGAAGGTCGGTGCGCCGGACGCGAATTACATCGAATTCGACATCCGCAGCAAGCTTTCCGGCGATTTCGAGGAGCAGGCCAGTGTGATGAGCACTTCGGTGGGAGCTCCGTGGATTACGCCTAACGAGGCGCGCGCCAGTCAGAATCTGCCGCGCGTCGATGGCGGTGACGAACTGGTTGTGCCGCTCAATGTCACCAAGGGCGGCCAGTCAAGCCCGCAGGATGGCGGTGACCCGTCGCGTCCAGCCGACGGTTCGGCCATTGAATCGGACGACGGCGAGAAAACAGCGGCAATCGTCAATGCTTGGCGCGACCGCTTGGAGAAGAGCGTCAGATCACGTTTCGGCGCCGGTATGGGCGTCGATGACATCAAATGGCTCAAATGGCAGAACGAACTGCAGGCCGACCTGACCATCAAGGCCGGTTTGGGGCAGTTCGATGCCGGTGTGAGGGCATTGCAGGAGACAGAGGACATGCGAACGCATTTCAAGGAGGTGCATGATGCACTTTAAGGATTTCGATTGCCGATTCAAGGCCGACGGCGAGGACTCGGCGCTCAAGGACGGCGAATTCATCGCCTACCCTTCCACTTTCACCCGCGAACCCGACTGCTACGGTGAAGTGGTGGCGAACGGCGCGTTCAGCAAGACGATCAAGGCATGGCAGGACAGCGGCAACACGCTGCCGGTGTTGTATGGGCATCGTATGGATGACCCCGATTACAACATCGGCGGCGTCGATTCGATGGGCGAGGACGATCACGGCTGGTGGATTAAAGGCCATTTCGACATGGACTCTCCGAAGGCTGCGCAGGTCTACCACTTGATCAAGGAAAAGCGTCTGAGTCAACTGTCCTTCGCGTTCGACGTGGTGGACGAGGGCGAGGTTGAGCTTGATGATGGCACCAAAGCGAACGAACTGCGCGAATTGAAGGTGTATGAGGCGTCCTTCGTGCCGATCGGGGCGAATCAGGATACCGGCATCGTGGACGTGAAGGACGCGCTGAGCCGGTTGAAGACCGGACGCCCCCTCTCACAGAAGAATCTAGACATTCTCTCGCAGATCGCCGATGACCTGACAGGTCAGGCGAAGAAGCTCAAGGATTTCGTGGCTGAGAACACCACTCAGTCCGACAACAACAATGACAATGACCAGAGTGACGATGCGAAGGCATCGGATGCCGGTGCAGCCAAGAACGAGGAGCCTGAAGGGGCCAAGTCCGAGGAGCCGGACGGTTTTTCCGAAGCGGAAGCGTTGCAACTCGCAATAAAGATTGCCCAAGTTGGGCGGAAAGGAGAGTGACCGTAATGGCATCTCTCAAGGAAAAGCGAGCCGCGCTTGTCAAGCAGCTCGAGGAGAAGCAGGGTCTGCTGGCCGCCGGCAAGGCGGATGGCGACACCATCGCATTCGTGAAGACCGCGCTGGCTGAGGTCGAGGGCATCGACCGTCAGATGGACGGTATGAAGCAGGCCGATGATCTGCTCACGCAGATCGGCCAGCTCAACGCCAAGTCTGGTGTGCGGCATGTCGGTGGCTCCGATGCCATCCATGCCAAGAGCGTCGGCGAATATTACGTCCAGTCCATGCAGACGGCAGGCCTTGACGTGAAGTCCGCCATCGCTCATGGCTACGAGGTCGAGTGCAAGGCGAACACCGACACCAATGTCGAGGGCGCGCCGTCTGCCGGTTACACGCCGTATCTGACCCAGACCGATACCGAGCCTGCTCGCCCGTATCATCGTCCGCTGGTCGTGGCCGACCTGTTCTCTACCGGCGCCATCACCGGCACCGTCCTGCAGTACCCGGTTTTCGATGAGCTGGAAGGCAACGCCAAGATGGTCGAGGAGACCGGCGCAGCCCCGCAGGTCCATTGGAAGGACCCGACCTGGAAGCAGGACAAGATCGGCAAGGTGGCCAGCTTCTTCGGCATCAGCGAGGACATGATGGATGATCTGTCCTGGGTCATCGGCGAAATCAACGACGCCGCGCAGTATGACCTGAAGCTGCAGGAGGAGACGCAGCTGCTGTCCGGCAATGGCAGTGAAAACAATCTGACCGGCCTGTTCAACCGTGAAATTCAGACGATGAATAAGGATGAACTGTCCGACGCCGACCGCCTGTCCAAGGCCGCCCTGCAGATCACCACCACCACCAACTTCCAAGCCGACGCCTACGTGATGAATCCGCTTGACTTCTGGAAGCTGACCATCGCCAAGGATGCGAACGGCAACTACCTCAACCTGACCGATGGGGCCAAGCTGTGGAACATCCCGACCGTGGCCACCGCCGCCATCACCGAAGGCACCGCGCTGGTCGGTGCCTTCAAGAGCGCCAAGGTGCTGCGCAAGGGTGGTCTGGTCGTGAAGATGACCGACTCCGACACTGACGATTTCCTGCACTTCAAGCAGAAGTGCCGCGTCTCCGAGCGTCTGGGCCTGCAAGTCAAGTATCCGAAGGCCTTCGTGAAGGTCACTCTCGGTAAGGCGGCCTGATCATGACGCAGAAGTACGTGCGCTTCGCCACTCCGAAAGCGGCGAACGTCGACAAGACGCAGGACGTGGCGGAGCTTGTGGCGCTTGACGCCAAGGGCAAGCCGATCACTATCGGCGGTGCCGTCTCTCTTCCGGTGGCGAAGAATGTGCCAAAGGCAGCTTCTACCGCGCCGACCAAACAGGAATTCGATGCGCTTATCGATTCCCTGGTGGCCGCTGGCCTGATGGCAGCCAAGTAAGTGATTGGGGGTGCGGCATGACTGCCGTGATTGGTGATCTGATTCCAAGCGCCGACTCTTTCCAAGTCGATGCCGGTTTCAAGATGAGGGCCGCTCAGGCTGCGATTCGCAAGCATTGCGGCTGGCATGTCGCGCCTTCCGTCACCCGCACGATTCGCTTGGATGGCCATGGCGGTGACTCGCTTCTCTTGCCATCCAAGCATGTGACCGCGCTTTCGAGCCTGAAGCTTGATGGCGTGGAGCACGTGCAGGACGCGCGTTTCAGCGAGGCTGGGAGCCTTGTGCTGGTCAATGGCGCCACCTTCCCCGATCTGCCGGGGAGTGTGGAAGCGACCATCACTGATGGCTGGGATTTGGAGGACGTGCCGGAAGTGCAGATGATCCTGCTGGACATCGCGTCTCGTGTGATGCAGGTGCCCGGCACGGTATCCTCCCAATCCACGAATGGCTCAAGCGTCACCTACCGGTCAGGTTCCGATGGTGGCGTGCCTAACGTGGCGCTTTTCGATTCCGAGAAGCGCACGCTGCAGCCTTACCGCTTGTCGTGGGGGGTGAAGCCGTGACTTCCGCGTTGGATTATCTCGGCCATGGCTCGTCCTTCAGCATGCCGGGCGCGACCAAATGGCGGCGACTGCGTGCGAGGAAGGTCGATGACCCGTATTCCGGCGAGCAGGCTGGCGAGGACTGGTCTAATCCGGAAACTTTGGATTTCACTGGCTCTCTCGCCAGCTCCAGCAGCACGCGCACGCCCGACGGTCTGCGCGAGCAGACCACGAGCATGGCTTACCTCACGTCTCCTGACCCGTCCTTGGACATCATGCCGGGTGACAGGATTCAGGCGTTGCCGGATGACGGGCGATGTTGGGAGGTCAGCGGCTATCCGAGTCGTGACGCGAATGCTTTCACGTCGTGGCAGCCGACGATCGAGATTCCACTATCCGAATACAGGGGGTGACGGCTTTTGGGAGTGATGGTCAAATTCAACGACAAATATTTTGACGAGATTTTAAATTCGGCTGGCGTCAAGGCCATGACACGTCGTGCCGCCGAGAAGACGCTCGAATATGCAAAAGCACATGCTCCGGCGGACACCGGCGCGTATCGCGATGGCCTCCAGATCAAGGAGGTCAAGCACGCGCATCGAACCACATGCATGGTGGTCGGCACCGACAAGAAGACCCTGCTCGTGGAATCGAAGACGGGCAATCTCCGCAAGGCGTTGAAGGCAGGCAAAACATGACCATGGTCTTGCCGCCAGACATTGAATTGTGGATCTGCTCTTTTCTACGTGCCAGGCTTAAGCCGTCTTTCCCGACGATCATCGTTTCGAATCGCGAGCCGGACGATTACGACGGCTCACGGCCGCTCGTCGTGGTGCGTGACGATGGCGGATCGCAGTCGAATCGCGTGCTCTTCGACCGGAGCGTCGGCGTGACCGTGCGCTACGGGGCTCGTGCCGCTCCGAAACCATGCCGTGACTTGGCGTCCAGAATCTACGGTTTGCTCACCGACCCTGATATTTGCTCGCTTGACGGTTCTCCGATCGCGGCAATCGAAGAGGACGGGTGCAATGGCCCGTATTTCGTGGCCGAGGACGCGAATATCGCCAGATGCTATCTGACTCTCGAATTCTCCACTATTGGTGCATTCCAATAATTTAAGTTTTTCTGAATTTTCAAGGCGTTGAAACGTTGTGTTTCAGCGCTTTTTTTGTTTGAAAGGACAAGATATGGCTGCTGATTCAGCTGGCAATGACCTTAGCGCCGCGAAGGTCGTGGTTACAAGCGCCTACCGTTTTGCGCCCTACGACGCGTCTAAGACGCTGAACGCTGCTCTCATCGCGCCGACCGTGGCCGACGTGAAGACCAGCTTGGACACTATTTTCAGCAAAGGCGGTTTCGTCGGCCTTATCACCGAGGATGGCGCACCGCAGGACAATCGTGATGCCGATGATGCGATCAAGTTCCATCAGCCCGGCTACAGCATTAATGGCAAGGCTTCGCTGACCGAACAGTTCACCGTGGCCGAGGATAACAGCATCACGCGCCAGATGACCATCGGAACGCCGGACACCAATGGCGTCTACCACGTGACCGATATCATTCAGGACGGCAAGTGGTTCTGCTACAAGGAGACCGTTTTCAAAAACGGCACGCACCGCCGCCGTCTGGGTGTCGTGAATCTGACCGGCAATGAGCCTGGGGAGGAGACCGCAGGCAAGAACACCGGCGACGCCTGGACCATCGAATGGATTCAGGATGACGCCTGCGATTCCGGCAACAGCAAGTATTTGGAGTCCTTCGTGACTCCGACTGTTTCGTCCGGTTCTCATACCAGCGATCATCAGGCTGATGATTCCGAGTCTCAGCCGGTCGCCGACTGACATTGATTCTTCCTAGCATGTGTTTCTTTCTTCCTTTCTTCGCATGTGCTGGGATTCTTCCTCTTCATTCATGAATGTAAAGGAATTTTTACAGTCGTTTGAAAGAAGGAAGAAATGACCAAGAATGTGATGCCCTCCGCCGCCGACTTCGACGCATGGACTCAGGAGGATGAGGACAAGGCTCTTGAGGCTGTCGCCACGCAGATGGACGTGAAGCATCTCATCAAGGACGGCTCCGTATGGTTTTTGGCACCGCATGGCCACATTTACAAGCTGCCCTTGGCGCTGTCGATTGATGATTTCGTGAAGCTGTCCGACGTTAAGTCGGATGTTGAGCAGATTCAGACGTTGAAGGACATGCTGACTGCTTTCGCTGGTGAGGAGGCGGCCAAGGAGCTGGCGAAGGAGCCGGTCATGGTGCCGATGAACATTCTCAACGCTTATGGCGAAATCATTGCCAAGGTGCAGGGCGCTGATTTGGGAAAATCGTCGGCTTCTGCCAGCTCCTCCGAGGGGAAGACGGCGACCGAATAAGGGCTGATTTCGCGGCGCGTGGATGGAGTCTGCAGGCCGACTTGGGCGGCAGACTCCGTTTCGCGGACGCGATCGCCTTGTGGGAGAGCCTTTCGGCTGATCCGTCGACGTATTGCGGCATGTCTGCCGTGCATATGGTGCTGCCGATGGATGCGACGGCCATCATCACCGCGATTCAGGCTGGTGGCACGTCGATTCTTGGTGACCTCGCGCCTGAAAGAGCTGGTGGAAAGCACGTCGAAGTGACCGATGAGGAGCGTCGGACGGCTTTGGAGTCGATGAGCAGCATCTTCGGATTCAAAAAGACAAGTGAATAGAGGAGGCTGTCATGGCTGGCGGTAGCGAGCTGGGTTCCGCGCATGTGAGCATTTTCCCGCAGATGAAGGGCTTCCGCCAGAACGTTGCGAAAGAAACCGGCAAAGCCGTCGGCGACATGAAGACGGCCTTTGGCAAGGGCTTCGACGCTGGCAAGCAAGGGTCGAAGCTGGGCAGTGCCTTCGGTGATGGTTTCAAAAGCGGCGCGAAGGAGCTTGACGCGCAAGCCTTGCAGTCCTTTAAGAAGGATGTGGCGCAGGCGTCGCAGAAGAATACTGACGCGCTGCTGAAATTCAAGGCTGCCGGCGTGCAGGTGCAGGCCGCGCAGGAGAAGCTGAACGCGGCCACACAGAAATATGGAGCGGACAGCACACAAGCTCAGGCTGCGGCCATCAAACTTGAGCAGGCGCAGATTCGGCAGAAGGCGGCGGCTGACAACCTCAAGGCGGCGTCCGACAACCTCAAAACGGCGCAGGGACGTCTCAAGGACCTCGAAACGCAATTGGCCGCAGAGTCGGACAAGTCCAAGAACGCTTTCATCCGTCTGGCGTCCGGCTTCACGTCGGCGGCACAGCAGATCGTCGGCAAGATTCCAGGCGTGAATGCCGCAGTGCGGAATATCAGTTCGACGGCTGGCGCGGTCACGTCCAACATCAAGGAGAAGTTTTCGGCTGCTTGGAATGCTTTGCCGGAGGGTGCGCGTAATGCTGCCGCGAAGGCCGGTAACGCGTTGCATTCGGGGTTGAGCAAGGCTTCCGGTTTCGCTTCGAAGGCCGTGAGTGGTATCGGCAATGCAGCGAAGGGCATGGCCACCGTCGTGTCCGGCGCGGCCACCGCAGCTGCCGCATACCTCGTCAACTTCGGACGCCAGTCCGTCGATGCGGCGCTCAAGGCCGAAGAGGTGACCGCGAAATTCCAGCAGGTCGCCAAGAACAACAATTGGGCGGACGAAGAGCAGAAGTCACTGCTCGGGTTGAACAAGACGCTTGGACAGACCGGCGTCGTGTCCGCCGGCACTCTCAAGGCCGCTCAGGCGCAGCTCGGCACCTTCGCGCTGACTGCCGATCAGGTCAAGACGTTGACGCCCGCGCTGGCCGACATGATCGCCAACAACAAGGGATACAACGCCACGGCGCAGGATGGCGTGCAGATAGCAAACCTGCTCGGCAAGGTCATGACCGGCAGCGCCACGGCATTGTCGAAGTATGGCGTGACCATGACCGACGCGCAGAAGAAAGTCCTGCAGGAGGGCAGTGCGTCCGAGAAGGCCGCCATGGCCGCGCAGGTGCTGGAAGCCAACTTCGGCGGCATCAACAAGGCCTTGGCGCAGACCCCGCAGGGCAAGATGACGATACTGCAGCATGAGATCGCCGGGTTGAAGACTTCTGTCGGCAATGATCTCATCGCGGCTTTCGGTGGTGTCGGCGGCGCGGTCATCAAGATGGTGCAGGCCGTCGAACCGCTCATCACAGCGTTGTTTGATAAGGTGGCGTCGCTGGCCGAGAAGATCGGTCCACCCTTGGAAAAGGTGTTCGGTGCTGTCGCTGACAAGATCGGCAAGATTGATTTCAGCGGCCTGTCGAATAGCCTTGGCTCGTTGTCCGGTCCCATCGCCGCAGTGACCGGCTTGCTTGGCGCGGCTGGTCTTGGTGGCGCTTTGAGCGGCTTGAGTGGAGTGCCGGTGATTGGCGGCCTGCTGTCTAAGTTTGGCGGCGTGCTGTCCGGTCTTGGCGGTCCTATCACGCTGGTGATTGGCGCTCTGGCAGGATTGATCGCCACGAGCCCGCAATTGCGCAGCGAATTCGGCGAGATGCTGAAAAACGTTTTAGCCAGCCTGCAGCAGGCATTCCAGATGCTGCAGCCGTCGATTCAGGCGCTCATGACGGCCTTGGGCCAATTGACGGCAGCCGTGATGCCGGTGATCACGAATGTGATCGGTCAGATAATCCCGCTGCTGACGCCGATAATCTCCACCTTGGTGGGCGTTTTGGTGCCGGTGATCCAGGGCGTTCTGACCGTGGTGACCTCCGTGATCACGGCGATCACTCCGGCCATCCAAGGCATCCAGCCGATCGTCATTACCATGATCAATGAGGTCATGGCTGTGATTCAGGCGCTCATGCCGGTGATTCAGGCTCTCGCGCCTTTGGTGTCCACCATCATTTCCGCGATTGTCGGCTTCATTAACTCGACATTGCTGCCGACCATCCAAGCGATGCTGCCATTCATTCAGGGGGTCATCAATGGCATCGCGATGGTGGTCAATGGCATCGTCAATGTCATTCAGGGTGTCATCAATCTGGTGACCGGCCTGATTCACGGCAATTGGCAGCAGGCGTGGAACGGTTTCAGTCAGATCGTGCATGGTGTCGTGCAGGGCGTGCTCGGATTTTTGGGCGGCGTCGGCAGTGCCATCATGGGCGTGTTCGCCGGTGCCGGCACGTGGCTGTGGAACGCTGGCGCGAGCATCATCAATGGTCTGCTTGATGGTCTGAAGGCGGCTTTCGGAAAAGTGAAGAGCTTTGTGAGCGGTATCGGTGACTGGATTGTCCAGCATAAGGGTCCGCTCAGCTATGACAAGGTCATGTTGAAGCCTGCTGGTCAAGCGATCATGCAGGGCTTTGATAAGAGCCTCAAGGCTGGCTGGAAAGACGTGCAGCGCACGGTCAATGGCATGAATGCTCAGATCAATGGCGGTTTCGATGTGGATGCGTCGAAGTCTGGTCGGGCGAATGTCAGCAATGGCGGTGCCGGTGCTACGTATGTGACGCAGACGTTTAATTACCCCGCGATCGCTCCAACGAGCATTAGCACGCAGCAAAGATTGCAGACGGCGGCAATGCCGCAATGGTGACACACAAGCGGAAATGGTGGTGCAATGATTCTCGCGGATTATCTCATCAATGGTCAGCAGCTGACTGGTGAGCATTCGAGTTTGATCGTCGGCACCACCCATTTCACGAGCATCAGCCCGCGCATCAATTCCGTCAGTGTGAATGGCAGGAGTGGTGTGATGCTTCCGGCTGGCCCGGTGGCTTTCGACGCGCCGGAAATCACGCTCAAATTCATCACGGACGGGCCTGATGCGGATACTCTGATGCACCGCTTCTACCGCTTGTGTCGCTTGGCCTCGTCGCTGACGCGTGTGGAGCGTGACACGTTCTCCGGCTTGACGCGGAGCATGACCGCTAGCGCGGTATGCACGTCATGCCAGCCGGACGGTGACGAGATTCCGTGGGATGACCACAGGGCAGCGACCGCCGTATTCCAGCTGCCGGATGTGTTTTGGCGTGGCGTGCAGTGGCAGGAGGCAACGTTGTCCGCTTCGGGCGGCAGGCTCCTGCCGGGCGGGGTCTCCAAGCCGAGCGGTAAAGGCTATTGGACTCGCTGGACTGGGTTGCCGAATGCTTCGCCGTCCATGCTTTTCGACATCCTGCCGGACGGCTGGCTGTCGGACGCGCCGATCACCACGCTGGTATTGCGCTTCGGTGCCGCCACTGGCGTTACCATCGCCGATCCGGTGAGCGGCACGAACCTCATGTGGGGCGGCCAGCGTGACGCCTCGCGACCTTACCTCTTCGTCGATGTGGCCAATCGCAAGGCGTGGACGGCTGCCAATGCCGACGCATGGTCTGGCGGCACGGATGAGACTGGCGGCATCGACTGGACCACCGAACCGTTGCAGGTGTGGCCCGCGATCGATTCCGGCGACTATCGCATCACCATCAAACAGACCGGCGGCACGGACAAGGTGACATGCCGGTTTTTGCAATCCTGGGAGTGATTAATGAGCAAGTCCCTTCATGCGCGACTCGTGGCATACCGGCCTTTCGGCGAGCGAATCGGCGTATTGGCGGAGCCGGTGAGCTTCAACGCGTCCATGCTGCACAATGATGATGGCGCCATTTCGATCGAGTACTCGATGCTTTCCGGCGACGCCCAGGCGTTCGACCGAGAGCTTACCGATGGCCTCGAAGTGGCCGTGGAGGTGTCGGATGGAAACGGCTATCGCGAGCCGGATAACGCCCGCTATGTCATCACTGGGCGCAGCGGCAAGACGGACGACCGTACAAAGACCGTCACCTATTCCGGCCAGTCGATCAGCTGGCTGCTGTCAAAGGCGGAGAATAATGATTCCAGCCATCTGCTCGCGGACGGCGACAACAAGGGCAAAAGGCCTTTTTACAGCTCTAATCCGGGTGTGATCCTCAAAACCCTGCTTGATGAAAACCGTCAGCGTGGCGGCGTGGCCACCGGACTGACGCTCGGCTTCGACACGGCGAAGGACGCGGGCGGCGCGGCATGGGCGAGGAAATACACGCTTTACTATTCCTTGGGCACCGACCTGCAGACCATTCTCAGCTCGCTGGTCAATGGCGGTGGCTGCGACTGGCGCACGTCCGGGCGCATGTTGAAACTGTGGAACGCCGACAGCACCGCATTGAGCCGTGATCTAAGCAAGCAGGTCATACTCCAGCTTGCCCGTGACATCGGCGAGGCCCCGTATGAGGAAAGCATCAGCGACCTCGCGTCCACGATCCTCGTCGAGGGCGACAACAACCTGCTTTTCCGCATGGACAATCCGAGCGCGCCGACGCCTTGGGGCAAGTGGGAATCCTACAGCTCGCAGGGCGGCGTGTCCGACAAGGACACCGCTCAGGCCTTTATGCAGAGCACTTTGGATGATGCGGCTAGGGTACGCGGCCAGTACACGCGCGATCTCATCGTTTCCGACGTGGACAGTCTGCCGCTCGTCGATTATCACGCTGGCGATTGGATTACAGCACCCACCGTCAGCCACGGCGAGAAGGTGCGCGTGCAGGAAATCGACCTGTCGATGCGTCAGGGCGAGGGACTATCCGCCAGCATCGCCCTGAACGACATCAAATACGATGCATCCGTCAGACAGGCGAAGAAGATCAAGGGCATCACCGGCGGCGCCGCGTTGGCCGGTAGTGAGGGCGGCACGACCGCCTCGTCCGACCGTGACCATCGCGTGCCGAAGGCCCCTCTCGGATTGATCGTGCAGACCGACGCCTACATTGGTTCGGATGGTTTCGCGCACGGATTGGCTACGGCCATGTGGAGCGCGGTCACGCAGGCCACGAATGACACGGCCATCGAGATTGGCAGCTACGCCGTCGAGTGGCGCAAGCACGTGGACGGCGCGCCCTGGCATTCCGCCGGCACCACCGATAAGACTCAGCTCGGTTTCGGCGGCTTGGATTGCGGCACGCAAATCGAGGTGCGCGTCAGGGCAGTCCCGACGTATTCGGACAAGCTCGGCGAATGGTCGGCCGTCGTGGTGGCAACTGTGGAGTCGGATACGACGCCATGCTCCGTACCATCCAAGCCCGTCCTCGCGTCTGAGCTTGGCGTGGTGACTGTCCACTGGGATGGCAGGACAAGCACTGGCGCTCAGATGGAATCGGACTTCGACCATATCGAGGTCGGCGAGGGCGTCAATGCGGACGGCATGACCGTCATCAGCGCCACCCAGTCCGGTCCGGGCGATTATCTTGTGACCGGTCTGGCCGCCGGTTCCCGGCACTCCTATGCGCTGAGGTCCGTGGATCATGCGGGCAACCGTTCCGGCTGGTCGGCCATCGCCTCGGTGACGGTCGCGTCGGCGGTCTCGCCGGAAGAGGTCAAACGAATCCAGCAGGATTTGGCTGACAACAAGACGGCGTTGAAGGACAATACGGCCAAGCTCGATCAGGCGCGGAAGGACATCCAAGCCAACAAGTCGAATCTCGACACGGCGAATCAGACGCTCACGCAGGCCAAGGCCGATCTGTCGCAGGCCCGGAAGGACATCGCGCAGACCAAAAGCGACCTGACCACGGCGAACGGCGAGATATCGAAGGCGAAGGAGTCGGCGGCGCAGGCGTATGCCGAAGCCCACTCGAAGAACCATACCTTCCGTGGGCCTGACATGCCGAAGGACAATCTGATCGTCGGCGACCTGTGGCTCAAGACGCAGAAGTATTGGACGCGCTGGCAGGGGGAGAAGAACAACAGCCCATCACTGCTCGCGGACTTTTACACGTACTGGCTCGGGACTCCGAACAATTCGCCTAGCGTGCTCGTGCCATTGGCCGACCGCGTGATCGACACGCTCGTGTGGGACGGCTCCAAGTGGAACCGCATGGGCTATGCCGACGTGGAGGACAACGCGAAGCAGATCGAGCAGGCAAAGTCGGATATCGCGGACAACGCGGCGAAGACCACCGACGCGAAGAAGACTGCCGAGAATGCGGCTGCCGCAGCGAAAAACGCGCAGGGCACGGCTGATACGGCCAATGGTGCGGCCAAGACCGCGCAGGATACCGCCAATGCTGCTACTGCCGCCGCGAAGAGCGCGACCGCGACCGCCGGTCAGGCCAAGGATGCCGCCAATGCCGCGCAGACCGCCGCCGAAAGCGCGAAAAAGACGGCCGGCAATGCGCAGACTCTGGCGAACACGGCCAATGAGTCCGCCAATGCCGCCAAGTCCACAGCAGTCAATGCTTCGAGTGTCGCGACCCAAGCGAAAGCCACCGCTGACAGTGCGGCCCAGTCCGCCACCGATGCGGCGAATGCCGCGCAGAAGGCGAATACGGCTGCTGCCGCCGCCGCTGGCGTGGCGAACGGCAAGGCCGACGTGCTCATCCAATCCACTGCTCCGGATGCGTCGATGCGCAAGTCCACGACACTGTGGATCGACACGACGAATGGCTCTAACACGCCGAAACGGTGGAACGGCAGCACATGGATGGCCGTGACCGACAAGGCGGCTACCGATGCGGCCAATGCGGCTGTCAAGGCACATGCCGCCGCGCAGACGGCGCAATCAACGGCCGACAAGGCCCAGACCACAGCCGCGAACGCCGCGTCACAGGCGAATCAGGCGCAGGCCGCCGCGAAAAAGGCGCAGACCACCGCGGACGGCAAGAACCTGATCTACCGTGGGCCGGACGAACCGTCCCACGACGGGCTCAAGCCCGGTGACATGTGGTGGCGCACGCAGAAGTATTGGACGAGGTGGAAAGGCGAGAAGAATAATTCGCCGTCCATGCTTGCCGACTTTTACACGTACTGGCAGGGCGCTCCCAACGCCAGCCCGTCCGTGCTCGTGCCTCTCACAGACCGCGTTATCGAGGTGCTGACGTGGGACGGCACGCGCTTCACGCCGTTTGACCTCGTGGCCAATAACATTCTGGCTGCCGGCACGGTCGGCGCGAAGACCATCGCAGCGAACGCGGTCACAGCCGAAAAGGTCAAGGCCAATGCGATCACGGTGGACAAGCTCGCCGCAAACAGCGTCACCACGGACAAGCTGGTGGCCGACGCGGTGACCGCCGCGAAGCTCGCCGCCGACAGCGTGCAGGCGCGCAACATCGTCTCGCTCGCCGTCACGACCGACAAATTGGCTGCCAACAGCGTGACGACCGCGAAACTCCGCGTCACGGAGGATATGACGGTCGCGTTGCTCAACGCGCATCGGATTCAGGCCGGGGACATCGTGGCCGGCGCGGTCACGACCGACAAGCTGGCCGCGAACAGCGTTAACGCCGACAAGCTCGCCGCCAACGCGGTCAACGCCGACAAGATAGTATCCGGCGCGATCACCACGGACAAGCTCGCCGCAAACGCGGTGACTGCTGTCAAGATCGCGGCTGGCACGATCACGTCGGATAAGGTGGCGGCAGGCCAATTCCATGGTTATGTGTTCACCGGCGCGATATTCCAAAGCTCCGACTCCGAGAACACGGGAGTGAAACTCAATTCGACGGGCCTGCGCATGTGGGATTCGAACCACAACCAGACCGTCTATCTGGACGGCGAGGGCGTGTCGAATCTGCTGACCGGCACGTTCCAGACGAGCCTCACCGGACGTCGAATCAGAATCTCACCGGACTTCCGACAGTCGCTTATCAACCGCGATGACAGTACCGAGGGCTCGGGCATCGAATTCAAGCACGGGCGCGACGGTCACGACGCCTACATCGCGTCGGAATCCCGGACCAAATCTAAGGGCGAGGTCTCCACCATCGTAATCAACGGAGGCCGGTTGAGCGACACCGATCCGGGGTCGTTCATGCGTTTGGGCAGCAGCCGGGCGGGGGACAACGCCACCAAAATCGGCGAAGCCTTCCTAGCCGCTTACCGTGATTATTCCAAAGGCAGCCAGAACGGTTTCGCGCAACTGTTATTGAGGGCCGACCCGACGCTCAAATACCATACATTCGCCGAACTCTCGGCGGCAGATCCGAACGGCCGCGTTGGCGTGGAGGCGGACATCAACTCCGGGTATCTGTTCCTAGGCGGGTTCCTCGGCCTGCTCAGCGAGGGGCGTGGAACGTTCGTGACTTCCCATCCTCGTGGCGGAGTGGTCAACGGTGGAGGGGTGGTAACGCAGACGTACACGTATGTTTCCCCGGCCAAATTCGGCTTATATCATGCGCATGTCTCCGCCGACGCCTCGGAGCCGGTCATGGTCGGTTCGAATGCTGATTCGGCGAGCGGCTGCGGCCTGTGGGTGCGTGGCGCCGGCAACGGCGGCAGAATCCCATACGGCTATCAGATACTCGCCATCCTGACCAACCAGTAGGAGGTGCCGATGGAAACGAACATCTACGGTGACGTGTTGGCCGTGACCTGTGACGACGGGACGGGTCATCTCATCCCGTTGGACGCGATCGCCTCGTGGGGCGAGCTCCTCGGCTGCGACACGGACACGGAAACGGTCGCGGCGATCATACGGGTCCGGTCGAACAGGTCAGATCCGGGCGTCATCGACCCGGCCACCGGACGCAACGCTTGGACCAGCGCCTACGAGCAGGTGGAGCGCGACGAGTTGGCGGACCGTCAGCAGACGCGCATGGCCGCGTTGCATCCCGTGCTCACG